CTTACTTAACTATACCGTCGGGCAACCGATGGGAGCTTTATCCTCTTGGGCTATGTTAGCTGTAACTCACCACTTTATCGTCCAATTAGCATTTAGACAAGCTTACAAAATGAGCGTGTCTATTCCATATACTCATGATACATGGTATACGGGATACGAACTTTTAGGTGACGATATCATCTTATTTGATTCAAAAGTAGCTAAAGAATATTTAGTTATTATGGATAAAATAGGAGTACCGATTAACACTTCGAAGTCTGTATGTGCTAATGTTGCTGTTGCTGAATTTGCAAAAGTAACTACTTGGAACGGTAAAGACGTATCTGCTATATCTTGGAAACAATTTATGGCAGGTAACAGTCTTATGGGTAGAGCGAATAACGCATTCTTCCTTATAAATAAAGGGTTTGTTAAAAAACGACTTATCAATCAATATATTGAGAGATTTGCTCGTTTAACCCTTCATAGACAAGGTCTCGTGACACCTACTTACTTGGCTATATGGAGCATGCTTTCAAACCGAAATTTGATTACGGTTGAAGAAGCGATGTCTTCTCTAATTGATGGTACACAAAGTACTTTCCGATTAGGAAGAGCAATTCTTATGAATGCGGATGTTGAACGAATTAAATCGTCACTCCCATCACTAGTTACTGGAGAAATTTCTCACAGAATTAGTATGTCGAATAAGGCTAAGTTTGTATGGAGTTTTGAGAAAGACTGGTTCGGAATCCATTTATGGAAACCTCTCGCTGTCTTTAGTGCAAAAGCTGACATACCGTCTGATATTCACAAATTGTCTATTGAAATTTTCGATAGATGCGAATTAACACATACACTAGAAGTCACAAGTGATCCAGAAGTTTTAAACCTTCCTGAGCAATTTGAGACCATAGGTATGGAGTTAACAAGCGAACAAAAAGAACAAAATGATCTTGATGTTCTATTCGTGATGTTCAGATCGTTTTTACTCAGTCGAGCGGAACGCCTGGTAGAGCCTATTACTAGTTCTCCAGGACAAATCGACTCGCCCCTATCCGTACTAGTTGATCAAAGAGATCTTCTAGATCGCTATAATGAGTTATTACAACTCGTTGATCGATACGATGTAAAGATCAGTGATAGCGAGGTAGCACCTCCAAAGGTCGTAAGACCCACGGAGTTAAAATTAATTAAGCTACTACGAAAAATGGGTGATAGACCTACGTTCACTACTGCTTTTAGTTTCCTAAGAGACAAATAGCAAGCTATAGCTTCTCACATGAGGTAGATTGATTTT